TGGGGTCCATCTCGCCCGGAATATCCTCGCCCTCCGGCGCCCCTATTTCTTCCTTTTCGGCCGTTTCTGTCAACTGAGAGGGAGATTCCGGCTCCGGCGTCACCGCGGAGGAACTCTTCAGCTGCTCCGGGAGCTCGTCCCAGAAACACGGGACCTCCTGAAGGCTCGCCGGCCGGGTGGCCATGACCTCCATCTCCCGGATCTCCAGCCACGTCTCGGCCAGATCGCGGAACTCCGCGTACATAAGCTCGGTGCCGCAGCGGCGCCAGAACAGAGCGAGGTAGATCTCGCTGGGCCTCTTGTCACCCGCCATGTCCGTCCTCCTGCGGCGCCCCGGGCCATTCGATCTCGATCAGGTTGTCGAACGGCGCCTCGTGCATGGCCATGGCCATGAGCATCTCCCAGGCCTCCGCGTCGAAGCTCAGCGCGAGCCCCAGCTTGTACACCACCATGATCCGCTCGAAAGCGGACAGCGAGGCGTCCCCGCTGATGGAGTACGCGCCCAGGGAGACGGCCCCGTCCGGGAGATCCAGCGAGCCCTCCAGCGGCCGGATGATGATCTCACCCGTCAAACTACATCCATCCCTTCCGAATAGCCGCAGATGCGCGGAGCGCGCCGCGGCTTTTTTGTTTTGCCCTCCGTGGCCTCCACGCGGCAGCTCTCCACGTAGGCCGTGAGGTCCTGCCGGTGGATGCGGATCATCCGCCCGGCCAGACGGTAGAACGGCAGCTTCCCGCTGCGCATGAGCGTCTCCAGCGTGTCCACGCTCACGCCCAGCCACTTCGCCGCCTCACCCTTCGTCAGCAGTTCCGTCATCCTCTTCCTCCCTGCCGTCAAACAGCGTTCCGATGCTGCAGTCGAACATCCGGCTCAGCGCGTACAGCAGATTCGGTCCCGGGACGGACACGCCGCATTCCCAGTTGTAGAACGTCTGGCGCGTCACGCCCACGGCCTCGGCCGCCTCGTACAGCTTCATGCCGGCGGCCCGCCTGAGCTGCCGGAGCCCCCGCATCGCCGTCGCGCTGCGACGCGGATCCATCTCCATGTCCAATGTCTCCATGGTCCCTCCTTTCTTCATTCGCGCCTTCCGGCGCCCTGCGCTATTTTCAGCTGCATGGCCGCCCGGACGATGTCCTGCAGGTCGGCCAGCGTGGCCTCGAATACGCGCTCCTGCTCGCCGGGATCGACCTGGCCGTTGCTGCTGATCCAGATCAGGTCGTCCGCCCGGTGGGCGGTCTCGAATCTGCGCATGGCGTACAGCAGCTGCGTCACGGCCTGGGCCAGCGGCAGCGGGCTCAGCGCGGGGATCACCCTCCGGGCCAGCTGCGAGCGCTCCCGCATGTGCTCCACGGCCAGAGCGCTGCTCCCGTAGATATCGCACATGAGCAGGACCGTGTCGTCGTCCGGGACCGCTTCCCCGGACTCCCAGGCCTGCAGGCTGCGGGTGCTGTAGCCCAGCAGCTCCGCCGCCTTCTCCTGCGTGATCCCGGCGGCCCGCCGGTACCGCGCGTACATGTTCCGGATCTCTTCGCTCATTGATCAGCTCCTGTCTGCAGGTTTCCTGCGGGTTTTCCGCTCCCGTCGGAAGCGGCGCTTCGTGGTGTGCGCGGCCGAAGCCGGGTATACTGTGTTCGGGTCCTCCGGGACGGGCGGCGCGGCCGCCGCCCGATTACAGCCTTGCCGGCGCATGCCGCCACGCCGTTGTGCCCTTGGCCGACCGGAAAGAAAGGAGAGATACTGCGCCGCCCCGTCCGAAAAGAGCGGCGTGGAGCAGGCGCCGGGATTCGAACCCGGAGGAGGGAGGAGTGTAAGCCTCCGCGGGGGTGTGGGATGCCCCCGCCGCTGTTCCTGTTCGCGCACGCCTGCAAAGTGGAAATCCAACACTCCAGAATGGAGTGTAAGCCTAAAATAAACTCCGTTATAGATAATGTCAAGCCTTATTTTACATAATTACCCTAATTTGGAGTATTTAATGAAAAACGGAGCCGTAATTTGTATACTATTATTGGTGATGGCATATGATCAGGCTGAGAGCTCTACGAGAAGAAAAGCAGATGAAGCAGCTGGAGATTGCCCAGGTGCTCGGCGTACAACAGCAAGCCGTCTCCAAATACGAGAGAGGCGAGCTCAGGCTAAGCATTGAGCAGGTCATCCTTCTTTCACGCTATTTTGGAGTGACCTCTGATTATTTCCTCGGAATAAGCTCGCAAAGAAATACGCAGATCTCCGATGCCGACGCCCGTCTGGTGCAGGCCTACCACGAAGCCGACGATGACCACAGGCTGATCGTGGACACCGCGCTGGGCCTTCGCTCGGCGCGCCCTCAGAGTAAGAGCGAGGCCTCTTGATTGATATACACACGGGGAAGGTGATAGAGCAATGAAACAGAAAATCCGGCTGCGTCAGGCAATCGGGCTCTTGATTGTACTCGTCAGCCTGGCATTTGCAGACAGGCCCGTCATCGCAATAATAGGGATCATTGCGGGGCTGGTCATTACGCTGCGCGCAAAGAAGTCGGTCGAAGCCCGGGCGAAACTGGACGCTGAACTCTCCCGGCAATTTGTCGTTCCGGCTCCGGAAATCCCCGCGGAGCAGCTGCCTCCGGAGCCGGAGATCGTACAAAAAGAGCCGGAGATCGTGCAAAAAGAACCGAAGAAGTCCTGGCTTGACAGTCTCCAGGAGACGGAGTACACGCGCCGGCAGAAGCGCATCGCGGAGAACAAAAGGAACGGCGTGGCCTGCTGCCCGAAGTGCGGCAGCACCTCGCTGTCGGTGAATAAAAAAGGCTACAGCTTCGTAAAGGGTGTGCTGATCACCCCGCTGGGCGGGACCATCGGGATGAACAAGCTGAAGGTCACCTGTCTGAACTGCGGCCACACGTTCAAGCCGGGACGCTGAGCCATGGCCAGGAACCTCGGGAAAAAGATCTACGGCCCGCACAAGGATCAGTACCGGCGCCGCATCAAGTCGCCCACGGGGAAATATAAGGACGTCCTCGGCTACACCGGCAATGAGCTGGATGAAAAAGAGAGGGACCTCCGCGCCGAGTGGGCCGAGAGCGAGCGCCTCGCCGCGGATCCGTTCGTCTATGAGTACGCCCGCGCCTGGTACAGGCGCGCCGCGCCCGGTCTCTCGAAGGGCCAGCGTGAGCAGCACCGCTATCAGATCAACAAGGTGATCTGCCCGGTGATCGGGAAGCTCCAGCTCGCGGAGGTCACCCTCGACGATCTCAAGGACGTGCTGGCCGCCCGCGCCGGGCTGGCCAAGGCGACGCAGGCCAAGACCGTCCAGACCCTCCGTCAGATCTTCTCCGCGGCCTACGATGCCGGGGTGATCGACCGGGACCCCTCCGCCCGCCTGCAGGCCTCCGGGCGGAAAGCGGAAAAGCGTCACGCCCTCACCGAGGATCAGCAGCAGATCCTCCTGGACGCCGTCAGGGGCCTCCCTGTGGAGATCTTCGTCAAGCTGGGCCTGTATGCCGGCCTGCGCCGGGAAGAGATCTGTGCGCTGCGCTGGGACGCCGTGAAGCTGGACGGGCCTGCTCCTCACATCGAGGTGCGCCGCGCCTGCCGCTGGCCCGGGAACACGAGAGCGGAGATCAGCGAGATCCTCAAGAGCGACGCCGCCTGGCGGAAGGTCCCCATCCCTCCCCCGCTGCTGCCGGACCTGAAGGCCCGCCGGGACGGCCTGCAGATCTCCCCCGCCGCCCTTCGCTCCCGCTTCGTGATCTGCGACAGGGACGGCGGCCCCGTCACCTACAGCGCCATGGACAGCCTGTGGAACGCTGTGCGGGCCCGCAGCACCGGCAGGGTCACCCGGTACCGCAAGGATCCCGTCACCGGGAAAACGAAAAAGGTGACGGTCATGAAGCGGCTCGGGGACAGGATCCCGAACCACACCGTCACCGTCACCATCGACTTCGACGCCACGCCGCACGTCCTGCGGCATACGTATATCACGCGCCTCATCCTGGGCAAGATGGACCTCAAAAGGGTCCAGTACCTCGCCGGGCACTCGGACCCTGCGGTCACGCTGCAGATCTACACGGAGCTCATGGGCCACGCCCCGGAGGACCTGATCGACGACGTCAGCGCCATCTTTTCCGATACCCCCAAAATACCCCGAGACCCTTCGGAAACCCCCGCCTGAGCCCGATTTATGCCCTCCGCGCCGCACTCCTTCGGCTTATTTCCTCAAGAGGAAATCCGGTCGCAATTCTTGAGAAATCAAGAAAAATCAGCGCACAGGCCTCTCCCGCCTCCCTCCTCCCCACCGCACACGGATAAATTGGTAAGGATGAGGTCCCCGGTTCGAATCCGGGTAACAGCTCCACAAAAAACCCTGTAATCTCAAGGATTGCAGGGTTTTCGCTTTATAGGTCAGAGCGTCTTCTTCATCTCAAATACCCCCAGAATACCCCCGGCTCATGCGTCGGGAGGTTTTTCTTTCTTCGCCTCGTGTTTGCCGACGTATTCCACGATCGCGGCGGCCAGCTGCTGTGTGTCCAAGTTGGACACAGCCTCGGCGGTCGTCTGGATGTCGTTCGTCTGCCGCTTCATCTTGGCGACGCCCTTGACAAGCCAGTCCGGGATCGGGGCACCCAGCTCCTGGGCGTTCTCCAGGATCGAGCCGACCTCTGTGAAGATATACCATACGGCCACGATGATCGTGATGTATCCCTCGTACTCGATGTCGCTCAGCGGCGCAGCGCCGGAGCTGACAATGACCTGGACGGCTATATCGCAGAGTGCAGCCACCAGCAGCGCGGCGATCTCACCGAGCTTGTGCCAAAGCCCCTGGCGCGCGATCGCGCTGGACCACTCGCCTTTGGCCTTGGCCGCCCATGAGCCGGTCACATAGTCCAGGAACATGCTGATCATCATGATCAATACCGCCCAGCCGACCCAGCCCCACAGGGCCGTAAGAAAAGCAAAGATCCCCGTGAAGATTGCCTTGATCTCCGTAGCCTTATCGGGTGCAGGCATTGCAATCCCTCCTCTCATGCTTCGGTCAGCAGACGGTTGACCTCGGCCTGCACACTTTTATAGTCCTTCCCGAGCTTCAGCACCCGGGTGAGCCCGTTGCCGTACATGCCCGCGATCACATCTCGCGCAAGGGCGGTGATGCGGGCAGCCTCGTCGCTGACCGGCTCCGGCTCGGGCTCAGGCTCCGCCGGGGCCTCGCAACCTGGCAGAATGAGCACCTGCCCTGGATAAATCCGGTTGGGGTCCGGGATGTTGTTGATGCGGGCCAGCTCCGCGATGGTGGTCCCGTGGGCCAGAGCGATCAGGCCCAGCATGTCGCCGCTCTTGACGGTGTAGGTGCCCGGGCGGTCCGCGTCCACATAGGTCGGCGCAGCCGGCTCCGACGGAGCTGCGGGCGCGGATCCGGAGGAATACTTCGGCCGGTAGGCGCCGGTCACGGTGAGCCCTCCTCTGGCGCAGACAGATACCTTTTCGCCTTCGTTGCCCTCGATCGTCGTCAGGGAATTCCCATGGACCTCGACAACGAGGCCGATGTGGTCCAGCTCGTCGTCATTGTTCCAGTTGTACAGGATGATGTCGCCGGGCCTGTAGTCCTCGGTGACCCACTGGCCATGGGCCTTCGCCCAGTCGCGGACGTAGTTGCACCAGGCGGTCTTGTTGCCGCCGCAGAACAGATAGCTCGCGCCGGCGTGTTTGAAAAGCCACCAGATGAAAACGACACACCACGGCAGATTGCTGGGGCCTCCGTAATACTCCGTATTGTAGACGATATTGTTGCTTCCCGGAGGATCCTCGCTCACGCCGACCTGCGTCCTGGCCAGCGCGATGATCTCGTCAGCTGTCATCGCTTATCACCACCTTCGCAAATTGGACGGCGTCCTGGATCCTCTCGCGGCGCGCGTCCAGGTCAGCCTTCAGGGCGTCGTCGATGGCCTCCTGCTCCTCGATGATCTTCGCCTGGTCGTAGACCAGATCGGCCAGTTCTTTCACGGCGCCCAGAAGCCTGTCAAGGGCCTCCAGCGTTGTCATCGATTTACGCCTCCGGCCACGTGATGTCATAAGGAAATCCCTCCTGCTCGGGGATGTCCCGCAGCGCCTGACGATAGACGGCCACCTTTCCCTTCAGCACGTCGCCCAGGCCCCGCAGGAAGCTGAGCCAGGCCGTGAAGGTGCTCCCGGACGGGACCACGAGCCCGAGCCTGTCCAGGGTCATGGAGGCGTCGCTCGCCTGCAGCAGCTCGTCGCGGATCTTCCGGACCTCCGCCGCGGCGACCTCATAGCACTCCGCGCTGACCATGGCAAACCACTTGTCCGGATCCGCGGCGACTCTCTCCGCGATGTTGTCCGTCCAGTCCCGCTCGATCGACCACGCGATCGCGCTCCAAGCCTCCCCGTCCTCACGCTGCAGCTGCTCCACGTTCGTGTAGAATGTGATAGCCGCCTTTCCCATTGACCGGTCGACAGTAAACGCCGGCGGCCTCTCTGACAATTCCGTTTTTACTCGCATAGCTGATTACCTCCTTCATGAATCCTACGTCGATGAACGGCTGCACATATTTCTGAAGGAAAAACCGGGAGTCGGCATGAGAAAACCAGCCGAGCCTGCTGACCGCGGCCTGGGCGCTTCGCAGCGTCATCCTGCGCTCTCGGGTGAGCCTTCGGACGATCAGCCGGAGCAGCCTGCGCACGCGCAGGAAGTTCCTCGCCCGGACCGTTGTGTTCGTCCTTGTGAAGCAGTAGCCGACGATGTCGATCCGCTTGGTGCCGGGCTTCAGCTTCATGCGGCCGGAGCCGTCCGGAGGGAGCAGCTCGCCCACCTCACAGATCTCCCAGCACGCCTTGACCTCAAGGCCCAGCTCCCTGCCGGCGAACTGCATGATCTTCTTCACGGCCCGCTTCAGGTCCGTTTTGGAGTTGCCCTGGAGCAGCAGATCATCCACGTAGCGCAGGTAGTGCTTCACGATCCGGATACGCTTGCCGCGGCGCGTCTTCACCAGCTGATCGGTGATATACCGGTCCAGCGGGCCCAGATAGAAATTAGCCAGCCAGGGGCTGGAGTAATATCCTATCGCAAGCCCGGCGGGAACCTCCGCGCCGGGCTCAGCTGAGCTGTAGATGATCTGGTCCATGACGGCCATGAAACGGCGGTCCTTGATCGTGTCGTGCATCATGGCGCTGAGCTTGTCCAGCTTCACCGTCTGGTAAAAGTGCCGGATATCCAGCTTCACAAAGTACTTGCAGTCGCCGGACCGTGCCCACCGCTCCACGTTCCGCCGGGCGTCTTCGATGCCGCGGCGCGGCATGTTGCCGACGCAGTAACGGTACATCCGTGCGGTCAGGTGCTTCTCGACGGCCAGCATGGCCATCCACTGCACGATGTGATCGCGGAGCCTGGCGATCTCTATGTCGCGCGATTTTCCGTTTGAAACTATGTGCCTCTTCTTTCCCGGAAGATGCCGCCATCTGCCCTCGGAGAGCTCAGCGACAAGTCGATCAGCATAATGGTGCACTTTCGCGGGGTCCAGCTGTCCGGCGCGGTCCGGGTGACGTGGGTACCCGAAGATCCTCACGACCACCCGGTCCGAGCGCTTATTCTCAGTCCCGCGATATATGGCTTCCACAGCAGTCTCGACGCTGCAGAAGGAATCCCAGATATTAGCGACACGTCTCATGCTTTTTTCATCCCTTCGGCTTCCGTACTCCGGCGCCGGGAGCGCCGCAGCTTTCGATTCATGATCTACCAGGCCGATCCAGTCGGATGGTATTTTGATCTCCGCAGAGACCCCGGAAAAGCAGCGCACCAGTATGTGAGACAAACCGCTGGGGTTGTGACTGGTAGGGATAAGGGCGGCCCCGTAGTTCCAGTTCGCGTTCGAGGGGGCGTTGTTCGCGTTGACGTAGCGCGGCCCATAGTTGGCGCCATTGTTCAGGTTGCCCCGACGCCGCACAGCTCGCACCGCGTTGGAATTAACGAGGTTGGCGGGAAGAGTGGGATCCTCCCGACGTGCACCGCAGTCCCGGATGGGTTTATGCGAGTTTCTTATTATTATGAGAGGGGCCGCGGCCCCTCTTCTCTTCGGCCTTGCGGCCTCAGTGAATTCACCCCTACTGGGCCATGTAAAGGGCGGCCCCGTAGGCCCAGCTCGCGAACGAGGGGGCGGAGGCCGCGGAGACGAAGCGCGGCCCAGAGGTGGCGCCATTGGTCAGGGTGCCCCGACGCCGCACAGCTCGCACCGCGGTGGAATTGACGAGGGTGGCGTAATCCGCGTAATACGCGGAGGCGCTCGCCGGGCTTCCGGTCACGGTCGGGACCCGGATGCAGGGCAGATCCGCGTCAAAGCCCTCCTCCTTGATGTACCCGTCGGCGTAGTGCTCCTTCGTCGTGGTCGTGGTGAGCTTCCGGAATCCGTTCGCGGCCGTCTGCAGATCGGTGAGGTCCGGCTTCGACGTGGAGGACGGATAGTACAGCGCAGCGCCGTCAAACCGCAGGGCGTCGTTGTAGTACCAGTCCAGATGGTAGGACGTGTCGTCCGCTGTGCGGGCGTCAAAGAGATCCAGCGCCGTCATGTTCTGGTTGCCGTAGCCGTTCTCGCGCCAGCGGTAGCGGAACGGCATCCGCCCGTTGGAGTTGCTGAGGGGGGATCCCGTGTGGCCCTGCACAGCCGGCAGGTTCGGCGCAGCTCCGGCTGTCGCGCCGGTGATCCAGGGGCGGGAGGACACCTTTGTGGTGCCGCCCGTGATGGAGGACGTGCGGTCGGTCCCGTCGTAAGTGACCAGGCGGTAAGTGCCGGAGGCGTCGAGGTTTCCGGAGGCGTCGCACTTTTCGATTGCCGTGACATGGTTGTACGCGGAGACATTCGAGGGCGTTGCACCGTGATCCGATCCGATATAGATCGTCTGGCCGACGGTGAAGGTGTCGCCGATCGCTGCCGTCAGGACGATCTTGTTCGCGCCGGGCGCGGCCGTGATCGTGTGGCTCGTGTTGTAGGGCATGGAGACCGCGCCGTTCATAACGGTCTGCATATTGGTCGTAGCGAACTCGATGGTCATGAGCAGCCACTCGTAGTGGTCCACCACGCTGGGCTCTATGATTGCCTTGTTGGTGAGCGTCCCGTCGCCGTAGGTCCTGGCGGCGTCCCAGAGGTTCTTGTAGTTGCCGAAGCTGTTGTCGTAGCCCGGCAGGCTCACCGCGTGTCCGTCCTTTAGAGCCAGCGCGTAGACCGGCAGGTAGGTGTGCTCCCGGACGTTCCCGTCCTTATCCACGCAGATCGGGTGCGGTTCCCAGCCCGGGTGCATGCCGCCGGAGATACCCAGCGTGCCGGTGGTCTCCTCGTGATACCAGTAGATCGGCGTCACGTCCACGGCCACATAGTCGCCCATGCTGCCGTCTTCGGCATAGTCCGCGTCGCCCTCGTAGGCCTGCACGGTGAACACGGCCTTGCCGTCGACCAGCGACCAGCTGCCCACGCACTTGCGTCTGTTGAAAACCGGGAAGATATCAAAGCCGGAGGACCCTGCAGCGGTGTCGGTGCCGGGCGTCGAGGTCAGGCCCACGGCGTCCCACAGCCTGGTGAGCGCGGTAGCCGCGCCGCCCACGCCCTTCACGCCGAAGCGTTCGGAACCGGAGTCGCCGCTGGCCCAGAGCCGTCCGGAGGAATCCACGCCCACACGCAGCGGCATGGTCTCGTCCTTGGGATCCGGGTTGTACTTGTGCCCGGCGTCGGCAAGGTTGCCGTTGGCGTCCAGCTTGGCGACGTTCCCGGCAGTCGCGCCGGAGACCTTGTCGGCTTTGCTGGCCAAGGCAGCCTCGGCAGCTGCCTGAGCCTGTGCGGCCGCCTGCGCGGAGCTGGCCGCCTGCTCCTTGTAGTACTTGGCGTTGGCGTGGTAGTAGGGCGATCCGGAGCCGACGTCCGTTCCGTTCTGCTTGCCCTGAGCATAACCTTCGGCCTTCAGAGCGTCCGCGCTCGCAGCGCTCGCAGATCCGGCAGCGGCTTCAGCCTGGGCCCGGGCGTTGGCAGTCTGGGTGGCGCCGGCGGAGTTTACCTCCCTGACCTGCGCCTCGCCGGCGCTGTTCACATTGCCGACCTGAGTGACGCCCGCAGCATTGACATCGCCGACGGCGGCGGTCTTGGCGTCCCCGATCGCGCCCAGGGCCGCGTCCTTCGCGTTGCCGATCGCCTGCTCGGCGCCGGCCTCATAAGCGGCGGCCTGCTCGGCGTAGTACTTGGCGTTGTTGTGATAGTAAGGCGAACCGGAGCCGACGTCGGAATCGTTCTGCTTGCCGACGGCATAGCCCTCAGCCTTCAGGGCGTCCGCCTCCACACCGGCCTCGGCGGCCTCAGCCTTGCCCTGCGCCTCTTCGGCTTTCCCCTGGGCGGTCTCGGCCTTGCCCTGCGCCTCTTCGGCTTTCCCCTGGGCAGCCTCAGCTTTGCCCTGAGCCTCCTCAGTGGCCGTCACGGCCGCGTTCAGCGCGGCAATGGCCTGAGTGATGGCCGACTGCTCCACGGTCGTGGGCGCGTAATCCGCAGGCCTGGAGCGCTTGTTGATGGGGATGGTCACCTGGTACTCCGTCTCGCCGTCGTCCTCGGTGGCGTGGAGATAGAGCCAGGCGTAGATCGGCTTCCCGCTCAGGAAATACTCGTCCGGGATGGCCACGCCGTCCTCGTCGCCGATCTGGGTCTTGGTGTAGCCGCCGTCCTTGTCGTTGCTGAAGTGCACCTCATAGGAGACCGGCAGGTCGATCCCGTTGAACTGCAGGATCTGGCCATAGTCGTACTGCCACAGCGTGGCCGCCGTGGTCTTCCTGATGCCGCCGGTGAAGTCGGCGACGACGATGTTGTTCGCGCTCATAGGTAACCTCCTTGAAATGTGTCCAACTTGGACACGTTACTGCTCCACCAGGACGAACTTGACATCTTTCCAGTACTCCGTCCCTCCGGACTTCCGCCGGGAGAATCCGCCGGACATTGCGCTGCAGTACATCGTGCGGGAGCTGCCGCGGAAGATCGCGTCGTCACAGGCCACGGTCACGAACTCGCCGGAGAAAAGCAGGTTCTCCAGCGCGGTCCGCTCGGTGCCTGTCAGTTCCCGGCAGGTGCAGTCCAGGCGGATCTTCGTGGCGATCAGGTCGCGGATGGCCTTGCCGGAGACGGATCGGCCGGCGCCGCTGCCGTCCACGTCGTTGCGCTGCCACTCAAAGCCGTTGACAGCGATGTAGCCGGCGATCTGCGTGCCGTTGATTGTGAGACTCGTCATGACGCCGCCTCCTTAGTAATAGATGATGATACAGCCGTCGCCGCCGTCGCCGCCTCGGCCTCCGTAGCCTCCGGCACCCCCGGTGCCCGGGGTGGACGTCGCGCCGGACCATACCCAGCCGCCGTCTCCGCCTCCGCCGCCGCCGCCGCCAGGAGCTCCTCCGGCGCCGTACATGGACGCCTTTACCGGAACACTGACGGCGTCGCCGCCTTTGCCTCCGTTGCCGCCTATATAGGTGCTTCCGCTCTTTGACGCCGCGGAACCAGAGGATCCGGATCCACCGTACCCGCCGCCTCCGCCGCCTCCACCCGTGGCGTAGATGTACCCGGATTGGAAATAAGCGGAGCCTTCGGCCCCGGGGGCGCCGCCGATATCGCAGCGGGTCGCCGCGCCATATTCGACCGTGGTGGAGGTGTCCGTGTGATAACCGCCGGAGCCGCCGGCCATAAAGCTCGCCGGGAAAGGATCGTACACACGCGCGTATGCAGTACCCGTGAAAAAATTGGTGTACCCGGACTCCGAGGATACGCCGTCGGCTGAGCTGTAAAGGTCTCTCCCATCGGTAAATTCGGTGTCGTCACCGTCCTCGCCGGCGTTGTTCGACGAGTGAGAATTCGAGATCGCGCCGCCGTCACCGCCCGGACCGCAGTCGTAGCTGTACGACGCGGACGGATTATCAATGGTGACGTCCAGGACCTTCCCGGGGCTTCCCGGAGAACCGGCGTTGCCGCCCGCCGCGGCGGAGGTACTCCCGCTCCTCTGCCCCGTCTGGCCGCTCGCCCCGGCGTAGCCGCTCGAGCCGCCCTGGCCGCCGCCGATGAGCACCACGCGGATCCGCGGATGCGCCGCCTCGAAAACCTCCTCTGGCACATCCCACTCCCCGCTGCCGGTGAGCACCACGTAATTGCGGTAGCCCGCCCCGACGGGCGGCGGCGTGTAACCGGTGATAAAGGCGCAGCTCGCCTTGATGACGGACGTCACAAATCGGCTCGCCCTGGCCAGAAATCCGGAGATCGCCTCGCCGAAGGAGTTAAAGAGCGAGTACAGCAGGCCGCAGCGCTCGCTTCCCGACAGGATCGAGACGTTAACGGTTTTCGCTCCTCCGTAATAGGCTTCGAGCCGGTCGAGGACTGCCTCCGAATTCTGCAGCGTCACAAGCGTGGCATTCGGTGCGGACACTTCCCGGCCGTCCGGATAATCCGCGATCTCCCTAACAAGGTCCGTCTGCGAGTGGATCTTGTAAAAGGTCGACAGCGTTCCCGTGCCGCTCAGAACCGCGGCGTTGGCGTTGAAGCAGTAAAGCGTCAGACCCGTCCCGGGGCTGACTGAGTAATTCGGGACCTCCTCAAAGACAAAGACAGAGCTCGGGTCGGCATTGCTGATCGAGTACGACAATCCGGATTTGTACGATCCGTAGGCGTGCTCTGTCAGGCGTATCGTATTCGTGTGGGGCATCTGCTCCTCCGATCCCTCATCATAGACATTCTCGATCGGGATCGATCCGGCAGGCGCCGCCTCCGGCGCGGTAAAGAGCAGGCCTCCGTCGGCGTCCTTTACGAGGATGACGCCCTGGGAAAAGAGCAGCTGATGCAGCGCCTCCCTCTTGCTGGAGATGGGCAGCCACCCATAAATGGGCAGATCCTCGATGCCGTCGGCATAAGAGACCTGAGCCAGGACGTCTTCGTGCCGGATGGTCACGATGCAGGGCCAGTCTCCGTAAGTGTCGGCGTCATACACCACAAAGTCGTCCGAGGAAAAGATAAAGGCGGCCCTGTTGACGTAGGAGTACACGTGGCTGTTGTCGGAAATGTTCAGCACGCCGGCATAGCCGGTATTTACATTTTTCAGTGAGACGTAATTCCCGAGCACTTCCGAGGTCTGCGTCTCGATCCTGTAGTAATAGTATTCGACCGTGCTGTTGTGCTTTGACAGGTTATTGGTCAGGTACGTCCCATCCGGGCTGTCCAGGACCGTGCCACCTCCGTAGCTGTGCAGGGGCGCCTGATTGGTCGAAATATCGGACGCATCAGGCAGGCTGTACGTCGTACCGTTGATCACCGCGGTCCTGCTCGCCGGATCGACAGAGAGCTCATAGACGGTCGGGCCAGACGGCGTTCCGAGGGAGATCTTCGTCCCGCGATACATAAAATATACGGGACCCCACTGTGGGTAATTATCGGACAGGGATGCCCGGGTGACCTCCATGTACAGCCCGTAGCTGTG